TATCATTATATTGATTAACCATATATTCCCAAGTGTATCCAAAACCCTCAGGTGTAGTCGTTATAAACAATTCAGCATCATCACAACCTCTCAACCTACCTAATGCTTTTTGTACAGTAATTTCTGCTGTTTTAAAGTTCTCAATATCTAATTCATCAATACCACAATAAGTATATGATGCACCAACTATTCTTTGTGGATACCTTGTTTGGTATATTTGAATGTTACCATATATAGTTTTAAATCTATGCTGTGCTATGTTATATGTATATGCAACACCATTTCTTTCTAGTATTTCTTTAAATTGTTCTACAAATACTTGATCTGCTAAGTTATATGTAGGATATAATACTAATCCGTTACTCTTACCATCTTTGTTTTTTTTTGATATTAAACAGTAAAAAAC